TCCACATATAATGAAGGTAGGTGTCTGTCTCGTAATACATCCAACCCACCTGAATAGGCAAAGTTGCAGTAGGAGTAGGTCTAACGTCTGTAGACAAGCCCTCCCACCTGATTGCTGGATTACACATTTGAACTACCATAGATTAACCTCTTTTGTAGGGAAGGCGAGGCTGCCTCCGTGTTGTAACACAGTACATTTCCTCGCCCCCCAAACTAAGGAGGTGACGCACCTCTCAGTTAAGATCGGTATCACCTTATGCTACTGACATATAGGATGCTGGCTCTAGTGGAATGTAATATACAGTCCACTGAATTGAGCCGGTACTTGAAGCAGATAACCTTAGATCAAGAGTACCTACTCTCAGGACAACACCCTGTGTAGTCATCCCAGGTATGCCTCCTGTCAATCCAGAATCAGGGAGCATCGCAGCCGCAGGTACACCAGATATGCCCACCAGGTCGTCTTGAGCAAAAGTCCCAGCCGCTATAACTGCACAAAGGACTTCCGTTGTACCGACAGTTGGATTCTCCTCAAGGCTCATGTTTCCGACAGCTCCGAGAATTGTGGTTATGTGACCGATTATGAGGGTCATCAGCACATTCCCACCCACTATGTTAAAGATAGCAGCGGCAGTTGTCTGAGGTAATGTAGCCGTATCTCTAGCAAGGCGTATACCCAGCTTTGCTGTGCGGAGTCCAGCGCCAGTTGTGTAATGATTATCGTATAGTTGCATGTTTCCTCCTTCAGCCCTTTAAGGCCGGATATTACGCTACCGTCATGTAGGCGCCATCGTCTAGCGGTACATAAGTAATGGCCCATGACATTTCGCCGGTACTGCTAGCTGAACATCGCCAGTCAAGTGTGCCTATTCTAAGCACGACCCCTTGCGTGGTCATCCCTGGTATCCCACCAGTCAGGGCGGGAATCATCGCATTGGCAGCTATCCCAGTTATACCCATTGTGTCACCAGCCGCATAAGTTCCGGCGGCTACAACGGCACAGATAAGCTCAGTTGTTCCGGCTGTCGGGTTTTCCTCTAATCCCATATTACCAACAGCACCGAGAATTATAGTAATCTCCCCAACGATAGAAGTTAAAAGGCATTTACCGCCTACGATATTAAAGATGGCAAAAGCGGCAGTCTGAGGGAGAGTGGTAGCTGCTCGAAATAGAGGGATGCCCATAGATACAGCCTGTAATTGGTTTTGGGGTACCCATCCTGCACCAGGCATATTATACCTCCCTTACCGCCTTAAATACCGGCGGCGATTTTAGCATTTTGTCTCGGGTAGGATAAGCCAGAGCCTTTTTACAGGCCCTGGCCTTCTTCCTCTTTATGTCTGCGTCACGTTCTGCGTCACGCTCCTTATTGTCCACACTTCACCTCTTATGCTACAATGGCGCTGGGCATCAGGGCCGGAGCAGCCTCATAAGTAGGCCACATGCAGATAGCCACGACACTATTAAGACTGGCTGCAGCATTGGATAGATTAACCCCAACGTAGTAGTTAGTAGCCGGAGTCACCAACTCGGAAGCATTAACCTCAATGACCATTATCTCGTTATCGTCAGTGGCAGCCGCTAGTGCGTATCCACCAGCGCCGACAGTCACCAGTGCGGAAGCTATCTCAGATACCAGTGGAGCACCACCTGTTGACAGGTAGTAGTTATAGCCCATTGCTACGCCACCAGTCCCGAGCGCATCAGTACCGGCTAACACCGTTACAGTGCAGGCGTTCCCTATTGCTCCGGTATAAACTATGAATGCCACATGGTCGTATTTACTCATGTTCACATGACATCCCAGACGGGCAACACCACCGACATCTATCGGGGCTATGCATCCCACTATTTTAGCTATTTGACAAAGTTGCATTTTAACAACCTCCTTGAATATTTACAGGGAAGGGGGGACTAAGCCCCCCTTAGATTATGGTCTACCATTTAGAATGACGAACGGGCTCAGGGTGTTGACACCGAGATAAGGGGTCAGGTCGGACAGCCACCAAGGGCGGCCATCGTATCGGATAACAAACCTGAATGCCTGCTCGTCATAGTTGAAGCGGTAGTGCATGCTGGTCGCTGTCTGCATCCCACCAGCCTTCTGACCGATGAGATACTGACTAAAGTCAGCCAGGCCGATGTCTCCAGCAGTACTCAGGGGCTGCATCTTCTCACAAAGGAAAAGAGGCCTGCCCATTAAGCTGCCGAATGGGGAACCGGACACACCGTTACCGGGCATCCAGACCGGGACACCACCGGCACCAACAGCCATTGCCATAGAAGCTAACTGAGGGAAGCACTCGTTGTTGGCTACCCAGACAGCGTTCCTCTGTGACTGCGGCCACAAGCGACTCCACATATTAACGATATTCTGCCAGAGTATGGTGTTGATTGGCTGTGCAGGTTCAATCGCCTGACCGATTAGGGAAGGATTACCGGCATTGAAGGCACCGAGTGGCATATTGACACCTGTGCCCTGCAAATAGTCGGCATCTTCCTGGAAGGCGATAGCTCCACCAAACAAAGCGGTGATGATTGGGGGTAGAGACATCGGGCTATCTGCCAACAGTTCATCGGTGACATATATCATGCCGGTTAGTTTATGGAGGGTTAGATTAACCGTGTGGAAGGCGGGTTTGGTTGGGGTTTTAGTAGCCGCTTCGGCAGTCCTGGCTGGGATTATCCCACCAAAGAAACTACCTACATGAGTCGCATCCACGACAGCCGGTATGGTGATTCTATTGGTCTGCATCGGGATTATGGTCGAACGGGCTTTGGCGATTGAGTTCTCAAGAGCGTTCTGGAGTAATTGGTTTCTGAACTCTACAGGGACAAGGTATCCGCCCTGTGCCATGTCACCCTCATTCATGGTGCCGGCAATCTTCATCATGGCACCTTCGTAAGCCTTGAGCTTGTTGAAGTGAGAGTTTCCATACCACTTACTGCCCTTTCCGGCCATAGCGCAAACCATCTCACCCATATCGTTGAATCCTCCCTTTGGGTCTTTAGCTATTCTGTCTTCAGGTGATTCAACAATGGCAATCGGGCTTCCTTCTTTCGGATCAGCGCCCGGGGTGAATTTGCGCTCTGGTTCAAGTAAGCCGCTGGTCTTTATACCATCAGCTACTATTTCAGCAATTTCTCTCTTTTCTTCTTGGGTCATTTCAGACATATTACTGTCCTCCTAACGTATTCGTTTACCTTTGAGTCTAGCGATAACTAAGTTAGCAACCTCGGCCACATCCCTGGCCCTCTGTTTGGGGTCATACTGCGGCATTACCTTCTCAGTTATCTTTGGTTCTATATGAACGGGTATGTCGGCACCCGGCAACCGCTTAGTAATGGCATCTGCCAGCTCTTGCGCCTTTGGCATTGTTTCCTCTGAGATACCTACCTCCTCAATAGCCTTTAGGGTGTAATCCATCTCATCACACAATGCTTCCTGGCTGATTTCCTTTGGTGTAATCTCACACGATTCTATTGACTTCTCATCATGCTCATCCACCCACTTCTGGGCTTTCTTCATGGTCCAGCCGTACTTTTCATCCTTACTGAACAGATATGTGGCTACCTTCTTTTCCTTGCCACAATAGAGGGCTTTAATCCCCTCGTCCTTTGATATGTCAATCGTAGCTGAAATCTTGCACTCTCTGACAGGGATTCTGATAAAGTCTTCTGTCTCCTCGGGCTTTGTGATAACGTCATTCTTGGTAGATATTAAAAGAGGTCTATCTTTAGTAATATCTAATTCGGGATGTGTATAACCAGGATAATCCCACTTGATTTCTTCTACCCCTAAACCTAACAATTCCTTCTCTGTAATAACACCCTGAGAACGGGCTGTTACTAAGGCATTGGCATTGGCCGGAACCGGGACGGCGGACAGTTCAAGCAACTCCTGGCTGGTGAAGATATTACCCTCAAACTTAGGCCGTGAGTTCTCGTCATCCTCGTCTTTGCCTTCCCACTGAAGAGGGATGAAGCCTACGGAGGTTGCATGTAGGAACCCACCCTTATAGAGCTTGAAGATAGTATCGGCAAACTCGTAAGTCTCAGGGTCAGCAAATTCAACATTGAACATGAGCTTGTTGGTTTCCTTGTCAATCCAGACATTAGTTGCCCTACCGATAGGGGGCTCGTTATAATTGTGTGCCCAAAGGATAACAGGATTCTTCTTGAACTCCTTGAGCTTCCACCCTTTAGCCTTGATAACATCACCCATGCGGTCTTTGTCCTCGGTAGAGCCTGCCATCTCTAAGACACGCTCCCCAACTTCCTTGACCTCAACGGGTACTAACTTTCTAATCATGTCCATTATTGCCTCCTTAATCCACCACAGGCAGC